ACCTTCGTATCTTCGTCATAAGCCAGTCCGTCTGATAGGTATTCAAATATTATAGGCCTACCCGCTAAACCGCTGCTGAAAGAAATTTTACCTTCTCGTTTATTAATTAAATACACCCCATTGGAATGTGAAGTAACCGGGTCTAATCCATATCTTTGTCCCCTTTGAGAATCTCTACCTGAAACTTTTTGTAAATTAAAATTTGCAAAGTCTTGTTCAACTGTAGAGTCCGCAGCTTTAAGATTGTTTCCAAAGTTGTCTTGCATTGGAATACCTGAAGAATCTTGCAATGGTAAATTAGTTGCTGACTTACTTATTAAGTTCGGGTAAATAGGTTGCTTTAAACCGTTTTCATCAATAACATTAATGCTTACGTGATTAACATAATCTTGAGGTAATGGTACGCTTAGATTTAAAGGTATTGTTAATTCTTGCGATTTAATACTATTTAAAGCATCGTAAGAAAATTCTTGTAATCCTCTTTTAGCATGGAATAAAATATCCGTTCTTTTCACTTTAGCTATTAACTTGTCTTCTCCTACGTATGCAACCTGAAAGTTGTTTACAATGTCCTCAACTGAAATATACGCATATCCACCATAATTAGATTGTACATCTGGCGTAAAAAGCTCAATAATTATTACGTCACCTAAAGCCGTACTGTTGACTGTAACAGTTTTATTTATTAAAGAGTATTCTGAGCCTTCAATAAGAGCAATATTGTTTTTTGTAACCCTGTAGTTGGTATTAGATTCGTCAGTAGTAGCTATTAAAACAACGTCTCCCTCCCAGGGTATGTATACGCCTCCAGTCCCGGTTGACTGTACGTACATTTGTTGTCCCGAGTAGTAATGCGCATTATTTTCTGTTAGTAAACCCATTTATTAACTTTTTTCGTTTATGTTTTGTTGTTGTACCTTAGCTTGAGCAATTTGCACTACTTGAGGATCCCTTATTATTATACCTGCATAAGCTAATATCCTAAGTATTACTTCCGTTTGCTCTGAACTATGCAAGCCAAAGTTGGTAGAGGCTGAAATAGCTGGATTGTATATAAAAATTTGTAGGTTAGGATCTACTGTAAAGCCCCATACAGGTGGTACAGGTGTTGTTAAATAAGAAGTTTCTACAGTTGTAATTGAAGTTGGCAGTATTTTTAAAGTAGAGCCTTCCTGAGTGTATATCGGATATGTTTCTGTAGGCTTTGTTAAAGGTGATCTTATAATGTTATAATATTCTTTTCTACCTAATGATTGTAATTCTATCCCGTTGTAAGCTACAGTATTAAGTCTATGCAAATTATTAAGAGTTGCTATACCACTAGAAACAGATTGACTAGGATTAACAACTTCAAATTCAGATATTTTTTCTTCTAAATAAGTGACACGATCAGCATAATCAGATTCCGTTTGAGGGCTTCTAATCAACTGGTTTAGATCTTCAAAGTATTTTTCAAATATTTCAAGCTGTACTTGTTGACCCATTTTATTAAACTCATCAGGAGTCATATATCCTCTTTGCTCCTTGTTAAGTATTAATAAAACTGTTTTGTAAACAGTATCTATGTTTATTGCCATTTATTTTTGTTTAATGTAATATAAGGGGATAGAGTAACTACCCCCTATAATTATATTACGTGTTAAATTAATTTTTTCTCTATAGAACTGAAGACTTCCATCCCCTCATCTGTTTTAAAGAAAGCTGCCATAGCTGAATATGGATTCTCATCAAAAGGCACGGTCATTAATTTTCTGTTATTACTAGCCCAATTAAATGTTCTATTGTCACCGCTTAAAGATATGATTCCTGCTTCAGTAGCTTTAATTGCAACGTTTCTTAAATGAACGTTTTCGTCATTAGCTAATTCTAAGAACAAAGATGGATTGCTTCTAGCAAATATATATAAATCTCTTTTAATCTCCTTAGAACTCATGTTAGCAACCTCAGATCCTTTTTCTACTCTAAGTATAGCTTCTGCTTGATCTATGTCTATTGATCTTGCCGCTGATATTGCTTCAAACTCTACTTCTAAATCTTCTAATTCGTCGATAGCTTCTTCTTGAGCATCAAATTCGTGATACTTTCTGTTTAAGTCTGGGTGATATAAAGATAATAATTTCTGTAAATTTTGATTTTGTTTTGGTACGTTTAATACACCATTTTCAAAAAGGATTTGCCCTAAAGTAGCTTCTCCGCTTTGCTCTTGTACAAATGGAGAGTTTTGATTAGTAGCGTATCTTAATTCTTGTTGTTTTCCGTTTTCTTCATCAAAGTAAAGTAGAGGTTTTAAATAAGAATGTCTAGAGTTTAATCTGAATGTTAAAGGCTCTTTATTCCCTGCTAAATAATAACTTCTATCTTTTATAGGCCACGAAGGCTTTGATGATATAATTGTTTGCTCTACTGCAATCTCTTTCGTTGCAACAGGCTTTACTGGTGCTGCTTTTGCAGCTGTATTTTGTTTTGCCATAATATAATATAATATAATTAAATAATTTTTAAAAGGTAATGATTACCCCCGTATATTCAACGAGGGTAAAAATTACAATAATGTACTCTAGACTATGTGAATAATACAAAGTTGTTTGCACCTTGTACACATAAACATCTTTCAGATAAGAAGTGTACTTCCATTGCATCTAAAGAAGATGTTGCTGCTCCACCAACAGAACCAGTTAACCAAGATTTCATTCTTCTGTCATCCGCTTCTGAAGCTCTATATCTTACGTGTAAGAAAGGTCTTCTAATGTTTTTCCCAAGTGATTGGTCATAAACAGTTGAAGTTCCTGCAGGAATTAAGATACCATTTATGGTAGCATCTGCAGCCAATCCTCTAGTAGAAGCATCGTTTAAGTATTTCCAGTCAGTTTTGTAGAAATCATAAGATCCACGTCTGAAACCAGAAAAACCTAAGTTTAATGCCATTTGCTGATCGTTGTTAAATACACCGTAAGCAGATCCAGCTCCTGTGTTTCCACCGTCTAATCCAGCTAACATATCATCAAAAGCTAAAGCAGTAGTTCTATTTAAGAAAAGCATGTTTTCTTCGATAGCCCCCTCTTTGTCTAGTCCTTTAAGAATAGCGTCAAAAGAAGATAAGTTTCCTCCATACGCGCTATCAACTTGTCCTCTACCACTTACAGCAGCAAATAAACCTTCAGTACCATCAATTCCAGCTGGAGTGTCTCCGTTACCAGATTTCTTTTCTCCTTCAACTACAGCCATTTCTAAGTAATCTTCGAAACGTAATCTAGTTTCTCCTTCACCTTTTAAATACCATAAATATCCAGAATCTCCACCTTCAGTAGTTACTTCAACCCATCCAATTTGAGATGCATCAGAACCACTTACTTCGTACTTGTCTTTAATAATAATTGGCTTGTTAGAGAACTGAGTGAAAGAAGGCTCAATAGATACAGCTGTTGTATCAGTACCTTTTTTGTATTCAGAACCATAAACAAATATTTTAACTCCAGTTGCACCAACTAAAGCAAATAATTCAGCAACACTATTAGAGTAACCTTTAATAGCTACAGTAGTTCCGTTTGTAATTGCAGAAACGTAAGCTTTTGCAGAAGCAGAACCATCAGCCTTGATAACTAATAAAGTTTGTCCTACACCAATTACGTTGTTTGTTGGAAGCGCTGCTAGAGCACCCAAGTTTGTAAGAGTAAGTCCCGTGTAAGAAACATGCAATCTATTTTGTTCAGACCAAACTACTTGATCAGACGTCATAGGAATTTCAGCTCCTACCATTTTTAAAAATCCTCCAATAGTTCTGTTTCCGTATCTTTCAACTTCCGCTTCGTAAACTTCTGGAATGTATTGTTGTGCCCAGTTTGCGCTATCCGCATCTGCACTTGTAAAGTCGATATAGTTTTCTGATAATACCGATTTTTTTGCGAAGGGTGTTAAACCCGATCCACCTGTTAATGCCATAATAAAATGTTTTAATGTTAATTATTAAATGTTTTTTTAATTCTTAATTTTGAGGAATCAACACCACTAATTGCTTTTACTTTAAATCCTCCAATACTAACTTCAGACGGCGCAGTCGACCTCGCTTCTGAACTAACATTTTTGGATTTCGCTACTACTTCTTTTACTGCATCAGCCTTGCCTTGCTCGTAAAAGTGTTTTGCGATAGTATCCGCGTTTTCTGCAGCATAAATAGCTTTGTGATAACCTTTCGTATCTGTTACTTCACCTTTGTCATTTAGGAACTTCCCAATAAGGTTGTTAATGTTAGATTGGTTCTCTGCAACTTTTTCTACATTTTGAACGCCGTATCTAAATGTCTTTTCACCTAATTTGAAATCAAAACCTTTGAAATCCTGTGTAAACATTTGTTTAGTGCTTTCTTTAAATGTTGAATGCTGTTGCTCTGCTACTTTTTGATTCTCATTGTAGCGGTTGAAAAACTCTGAAGCTTTATCTTGTTCTGGTGACGATCCGGGTCTCAACTTGATTTCCGAATAATATTTGTCTTTCAGACCTTCTAAAAAATTCTTTGCTTCTGCAACCTCTTCTTTTTTTGCGAGTTTCTTTTTGCGGATGTCTCGCTCCTCATCAATATCTTCATCAAAATCAAACTTGTCTTCCATTAAGAAATCAATCTCAGTGTTATCTAAATGTGATTTTGTTTGTTTGTAATACTCTCTTAACAACGTATCTGAATCTACTTTGCTATAATCTGCGTTTAACCTAACGTAATCTTGTACGGTTCCACCGGTTTCTTTCATAAAATCTACTAGCTTTTCTACGTTTTCAGGTAAATCTGCTTTTGGTGTAGACTCAATAATTTTTTCTACTTCCGCTATAACTTCAGTTTCTGCAACTTCGTTTATAGTGATTACTTCTTCTGGATCCGCAACTACTTCTGCAACTACTTCTTCAACTGTTTCCTCAACTACCTCTTCCACTGGAGTAACTGATTCAGACAAGTCAACTTTAGTAACGTTGTCTACTTCTACTTTAGGACCGTCTCTAAGATCCACTTTAATTGTTTCTGACATGATATGATATTATAAAATTAGTAAATAGTTATCACCTAGGTTCAAATTGTTCTAGGCCAAATCCACCGAGGTTGTCAAACCCTGCAGATTCAAAATTCTTTGGTAAAGAATCATTTTTTCTTTGATCAATTAACTCGCTTTGTTGAGTCGCTTGTATTTTTGTTCTATCGTCTTTACGATCTTCTTTATACTTTTCGTCACTTTGTTTTGTGCCAGATTGAGCTTGAGCTAGTTGCATATTGTACTGGAATTCAACTTCCATTAATTGCTTTTTAATTTCCGCTTCCATCTGCATCTTCTGTATGTCAAACTGAGATTTCGATTGCTCTACTTGTATTTTAGTCTGTGATAAAGCTTGTTGCTTTTGCACTTCCGCCATTGCTGCAGCTTCTGATGCTTTAGCGTTTGCTTCTGCTTGAGCTTGTATATTTGCCAACTGAGCAGCTTTATCGCTTTCTTCTTTTTTCTGTCTTCTAAACTTAATAGATTCGTTAGCTAATTTAATATTTTTAATTTGACGAATGTCAATAGCGTCCTCTAAGTTAATACCTCCTGATTGTAATGCTATCTGTATGTTTTGTTCCAACTGCTGCTGAGCCTCTTCATCTGGTTCTAACTCTAGATAAATACCAAAGTCATGCAAATTTAAAGTATCTATTTCATCTAATATTTCAGCGTTGTATATGGATACACTATTATTCATAGAATTACGAGTTAAAGGAAACTCTAATAAGTCTGCTATTTTTAACGAAACGTTTTCACACGTTTTAAGCGTTAAATATAAACCAGCTTGTAATATATGTCTAGTAGCTACGTTAGACGCGTTAGCGGCCATCTTCTGAAGCCCTACTAATGAATTCTTATCCGGTTGACTACCATCTCTCGCTTCATTCAATCCCGTTACATCCCTTATCATTTGTAAGTAATACTGGTAAGTATTTATAAGAGCTGAAATCTTTCCTTGACCTGATGACGAAGATAACTCTTGCACAGGTATTTTCCCCCTGTTTAAATCACCGTCTTGTGTTAAAGATCTACCAACAACACTACCTGTTTGGAAATACATGTTTAATGCTTCGGCTGGATTGTAAGATGTGCCGTTACCAAGATCAACTTCAGCTAAACCATCCATATCTAAAAATACACCATCTGGTACTATTCTAGACATAACTTGTTGCAGCTTCAAATGAGTTAATTGAATCATATCAGCGAAACCTGTTATACGACTAACTAAAGACTCTATTTTACCTTTATATATTTTAGGTGCACAAATAGAATAATTCATAGCCACCTTAGTGGTGTCTGCAAATGGTCTTGTCATATTTTCAGACATTTCCCACTTCAACATTTTATTATGGCCTAAAAGCTTAACACCTGTATATAAAACCTCTATAGTTCTAAATACTTTTTTAAACGAATCGTTTTCAGGTGGATTAAAACTGTCTGATTTTTCAATTGCTTTTTCAAGCCCTTGATCTGTTTTTTTAATTTTAAAGACTTGGTTCATATAAGTCTTGTATTCAAAATACATTAAAGAAACTTTTTCGTCGTCATTGCTACTATATCCACTTGTATAGTTACGTGAACTTGACATTTTTTCTATATCTTTTAGCTCCTCATTGCTTAACGATGGGAATTCTTTTGCAACCTCAGCAAGCGTTACTTCTTTCGCTTCACCTACATAATATAAATCTTCAAAGTTAGGATCTTCTGTGTAAGAGTAAACTATATTTGCAGGGTCTACATAATCAACTGTAATTCCTTCTGATTTATTAAAATTAGTTTTAGCAGCAGCAATACCTATAACTGTTAAATCGTAGTCTAACCTACGCTTAGTTAAAGTATATTTATTGTTATCTAAAACGTTGTTTATTATTTCTTCTTGAGCTATTTCTATGTTTTGCTTATAGTCAAGCTGCATGTGAAGAGCTAGTTGGTTTTCATTTTCAGGAAGCATATCTGGATTCTCAACATTGTAAGTATCCATTCCCAATTTAGCCATCATTTCCTCATTGAACTCTTTAGTACGCATATCAGCTACAATAGCCGAAACGTAATCTGTTCTTTTCTTACTAGACTCTGGATCTTGAGCGTAAGCTTTTATATCGTATGTTTTTTGGGACATACCGTTTACAACAATATCCACAAACTTAGGAATGATAGGTACTGGCTTCCAATCTAAATTAAGATAAGATAAATCACCGTTTATAGACAACTCATCTTTATATTTTTGAATAGATTGTTCTCCCCTAGCATATAATCTAAGCTGGTGAAAAGCACCGTAATTAGACGAAAACCGATTTTGTGATGATCTAGAACTTCCAAACCATTCGTGTTCTATAGCCCTAGCTACTTGTAAGCCGTATTCTGAACTGGCTTTTTCTTCGTCACTAACAGTTTGACTAGGAAAAGAGCTATTATAATTAGTTTCTATCATTTATTTTATTATTTGCGAAGTAAATCCTTTATTATCATATTTCTTAAAAGGTAAAGTTATAGCTTTACGTTCTCTAACAGCCACAGGCGTATACCTATTTTTATTACAAGCCATAATTGCCAATCCTGAACTAATAGAAGCATCGTGTTTTGTTCTATTGTTTATATTAAACTTAGCCCAATCTTCTAATGTTCGTTGCATATACATATTGCCATACGTTTCTCCGTTGTAACCAACGTGTGATTCTATATAAGATTCGATTGCCGCAGCGTGAGCTTGCTTTATATCCTCACTAGAGTTAGGTATTCCACCTATTTCTCTTTCGGTAACTGATAGTTTGTTCCAAACCTTATCTGGTCTATTCATACTAAACCCTCTGTAACCTCTTCTTTTAAAATGATATAGTAATCTAGGTTTGTTATTTTCGCAAAGTAAAGGCATACCATAAAATATACACGCCATCAATACGTCTTCAAAAAACATTTCAGCAGTTTGAGGCCGCGCTATATACTCTAAGAAAAAACAATTTGGAGGAGCATCTTCCATACTAAATTTAGTTAAGCCGTGCAAAGCACCGTTGGATCCTCTTTTATCAACAGTACCTGATATATCATAACTGTCACATCCAAATGCACCCATGTGATCATTACCTGGATATTTAATACCGTTTTTTACTATAACTTTATTTTGCAAATTAAATTGAGGAACCCAAGACACTTTAAATCTACCATCCTTATTAGGATGAAATACTACTTTGGTGTCTTTCATTCCATTTGCCCAGGAGAAGCTACCTGTTGTTACTACAGAGGTGTTTTTTAAATCTTCATTATAATCTACTTGCTCGTATATTTTAGTAAGATTAAAAATAGACTCTTTAGCTTCGTCTCTAAATGCGTGCTTTTCTGTTCTTGGAAACTGGCGATAGTATTCGTTCAAACCATCTTGATCATCTTTTAATCCATCAACTTCATTGTTCCAATGCTCTATAACACCCAAATCAATTAATTCTCCATCAACTCCTGCTACAGGTTTTTTTGGCGTGTCAAATACAGGTAATCCAAAAGCATCAATGTATCCTTCGTAGTTCCATTCCATAGGTATGAACAAAGAATAGAGTCCTGAACTAGTCTGTCCGTTGCGGTTTCTTTTATTAACATCTGAATTATAGTATAACTGTTTAAAATTATTACCTCCTTTTTCTAAAGCATTTGATGTTGAACCCATCATACACTTACCTACTATCTTACTACCTAATCTTAAGCACGTTTTTGTAACCCTCCAGTTGTTTAATATATTGTCAGGTCTTTCCCATTTTCCACTTTCATCGTGTACTAATAGTTTTAATTTTTCTCCATCATAGGAGTTATCTCCTGTGTTTTTCCAGTCAATAGTTGTATCTAGTCCTTCTAATTCTTCTTCAGTTTCACCTTCGTTAAGCTTTCTCCTGGTAAGCCTGGACGCGGGGATTCTATAGGCAAGCTCTGTTTTCGGCCTGTCCATACCGTCTTGGATTGGTTTAAAGAAGAACGGGTAGTTACTCGATATGGGTACAACCTTATCTGTAAACATTTTTTTCGCATCGGCTCCAGATTTGGACAATATTCCAAACCGTGAATCCGTTGATATGGTAGCCATATTGACTGTCTCCCCAGACGCCATGAATGAAAATCCAGAACGTCTATTCTTGAGATATGACATACCATAACATCTTTTGTCGGACTTGCAAGCCTCCCAGAATATAAAGAATAATCTGTTTGATTCCCTAAAGTCTGCGTTCCCAACATCAATTTTGGACCACTGCAAGTACATGTAATGAGTACCAGTGATATAAGTAGGCTTACCGTTGTTATAAAACCAAAAACCTTGTTCTCTTTTTTCAAATTCTTTATCTATATATTCGTACCACTTTTCTTTAAAGTCATTTGGGTATTTTTCCCAATCAAAAACACTTTTAATTTTCGCTAGCTCTTTAGGGTATTCTAGCTTGCTCCAATACTGTTCTTCTTTCTTAGCTGAACGCTTTTGTATATTTTTTGGTTCCTCAGGTAGAGCGATGTTAAGATCTTGGATAGTATATATTTCTCCAATTTTTCCAGTTTTGCTAATAACCACAACGTCATGCTCAGCATTATAACCATACTCCCATTTTTTATACCTATTCATCCGCTTTATAACTTGCGGTTTTATATGATCAGTATTTACTTTATATAATGATTGCTTATACATTATTTTGATCTTCCTTCAGCGAAGCCTTTGAAAGCTTGTTTCTTCTCTTCTTTAGGTTTATCTTCTAACCTTTCCTCTTCCTCTTCTAATCTAGCTAATATTTCAAAAGCATCGAATATAGCTAGTTTTTTAGTGGCAGCAGCATTTTTAAGTTTATCTGCTGATAAATCTTCTTCTGAATCTACAATAGCTTCTTTAGCCACTTTAATTAATTCCTCAACGGCTATGTGCCCAGCTAGGATTATACTCTTCTTCGTCTCCTTTGTATTCATATTTAATTACAATATCATTTGATTTCATACAATATAAACGCTTGTCTTCAAAAACAAACTCGAATTCAGAGTTAGGTTTAAACCCAATTAAATCACCAGGTAGTATTTTAGCGTCTTTTAAGGACTTGTTACCGTATTTTAGTATACCAATAAGTTCTTTTTCTTTTTGGTTCTTTAAAACGTCTGTTTCAACAATAGGCGACACAAAGCAGTATTCCATATTAGCATACCAAGTATCGTTTCTTTTGTACATATATATTTGATCAGAGTTTGCGAAAAACAAATCTTCTTTAAAAAATGTAGAACCATTTCTTTCAAGACCTCTAATATCGTACCATCTTCTAAATATATTGTGATGCAGTATTACTTTATCACCTGGTTTTATATCTGTTTTAAAAGCAGAAGGCACTGAAACAACAATAGCTTCTTTGCTAACAGATCTCCAATCCTCTACTTGAGTATTAGTAATTAGATCCTTATCACCTACTTTTATTTTATTATTATACCGATCATTTAAAGGCTTAACAATAAATTGACCAAGACTATTCATTAATACTCTAAATCATATTCAACGGATATAGCCATGTTAGAATTAAATTTCTTCCATGGCATAGTCTCGTTGTTTTTTTGTATGTAGATGTTATAAGAGGCGTCATTTTCGTCAAGGAGTATTGCAGTTATTTCGTGGCCACCATATACGGTTTGACCTACAGAATAATGCATTGCATCGCTTTTATAATCTGAGCCTATACTTATTTTTCTAACTATCTTGCTCATCTTCAACTTCTGTGTATTCTCCAGTTTGTAAATCAATATTTACTTTACCGTACTCGCTTTCTAGATCTTTCTTAGTATCCTCTAACTCCGCACTAACCTGAGCAAATGTATGCAGTAATTCATGCTTCTTAGCTTCTAGCATTCCTAAGTTAATGATAAGGTCATCTGATTTTCTTTTTTGCGTAGTAATAGTTTCTAGTTGTTCTTTTGTAATCTTACTCATAATTTAATTTAGTTTAAT